CATGATTTCTGCTTCAACGTCAATACCTTGTTGGGCTTGTGCGTCTTGAGCAGCCTCGAATGTCCAACGAGCAGACAATTTACGAGTTTTAGCTTCAACTGTTTGTTTCAAGATTTGAATGCTCATTCTGTTACCAGCGGCACCTTCTAAAGTAGCTGTTGAAGCTGCCTTAGCGTTAGATGAATTTTGGTTACCAGAATAAGATTCTGCAATCTTGAATGGGCTCAATGCTTCTTCACCAGCTACAACTCCAGCACCACTGCTGTTATCTGCATAACGAACACGTAGAGTGTGAATTTGACCAACTGGGCCAGTCATAGGTTGTACACCAACTAACTCGTTAGCAATAACGGTTGGCATAACGCGACGGATCACTGGAAGAATGACGCGATTTAATGTTGCAACGTTGCCGGCAGAAGTGGCACCAGCTGTTGGGCTTTCTAGCAAATACTTGCGAGTATTTTCAAGAGTTACACCCATTACTGATTTTTTTGTGCCTTGTAAGCCTTCTAATAGGGCTTCTTTTGTTTCTGTCCAGCGACCATGTAGTAGTTCTGACATTTAAAGTCTCCTTAAATTTTTAATCCAGCGAGTCTGCGAATGTCGATAATATTGTTTTCGCTCTCGCTACTACTTACGCTGTTAGTTTGTGTTTTATTGCCTGTAACTTCTTTAGCCTCTACTAGTGCCTGTTTCTTCTGCGGGGTTTTGCCTTCAATCACTGCGGGAAGGTATTTGTCAAAACTAGATTGTAGTTTTGCCGTTTGTACACTTTCCAACAATTCTGACATAATCGATTTTTGATCTTTTGCCAAAGGTGATAATAATTCATTCATAATTGCCTGACGCTCAATGCCTTCTTTAAGAGCACGAGCTTCTGCTTGTTTGCTTTCTGCGATCTGTTTTGCCTCCGCCACAGCGTGTTGAGCCTCGGCAATCTCTAGATCTTTCAAGTTTATAACCTTGAGCAATTTAGCACTTTCAGACTTCTCTGATAGATAACTTGTTTGATACTCATTGGCAAATGCTTCGAATAATTTACGACCAAAGTCGTTTCTACGAGCTGTTTCAATGTCTTCACGTAGCTGTCCAATCTCTTTTGTAAGAGTATGTTCAACGGTTGATTCAACCATTTTGGCAGCACGTTTGACAAATTTTTCTTTCATTTGACTCAATGCTTCGCGTCCTTCACGAACTAAACGAACTTTGGTTTCAGCCAAATCTTGTTTGTCCTTGTAGAACTCAGTAATTTCTTGAGCTAAAGCTTCAACTACAAATTCTTCTAACTTACCAAACTTATGAGCCATTTGCTTTTGATCTTCGTGCAACTCACTAACTTCTTGTGCTAGTTGGCGTGTCATGAATTCCTTCATGACAGAACCTGCCTGATGCATTTTTACTGCATACTTGGCCTTAGCTTCAGCTAGTTGTTTACGATCTTCTTCAAACTCTGCGATTTCGGCAGCTAGGTGATCTGTGATCATAAGATCAACAGCTTCAGCCATAACTGACTTATCATGCTCATAACGTTGTGCAAATTCTTCACGTAGTTGTTGAGTAACTTGTTGGCGATTCTCATCGATCTTCGCGTTCCAAGCTGACTCAATTGCTTCTTTGATCTCTGCAGAAATCACATTGTTTTCTAATAACGGTTTTAATGCGTCCAACATTGTGATTCTCCCTGTTATTGGAGCTTGCTTATTACGGATAATAAGCTCTCTTTTATGTAACGTTGCGCTTGTGGATCACCCTGAACTTCCTTCGCTATGCGTAGTGCATTATACCCACCGCGATTATTCATCAGGTGTTCATAAATTGCTGTAGGATATGCCCCAGGCGCACTGGGTTGAGCTACCACATCAACTGTGATAATCTCAAAATCGCTTACCTCTCCACTTCCGTCTTCACGGACGTTTCCCGATCCACGACTGGAAACTCCCAACTTTACGCCGGATTCAAGCATAGACTTAACTAAGTTGCCCATTGGAGTTGGTAGAATCTTTAACTTACCATAACCATTAGGACCGTCCATCCACATGTTTGTTATCATGTGTGACACACGGTCTAGGTTGATTCTTAGGTCATCTGGATGATCAACTTCACCTAACACTGAGTAACCGCCCTGTATTTGATCATTGAGGGTTGTGACAGCCTTCCCAATTTCGTTTACAGGATATACACGTTGGTTTGCATTACGGATACCACCTTGAATGCAAATTCCATTCATGTATAGACTCTTCTTACCATCACTCTCTTCCGATTCTTTGATGGTAATTTGGGCTTGGTCAAAGCTCAAGTGTTCTTGAAGATATCTTGACATCTTACTTTCTTGAACCGATTAAGCTCTTTTTATCTGGAGCTGTATCGCCAGCGCCTTTCTTTTCTGCGCCGTGACCTTTAGTTACTGGTTTTAGTTTAGTAGCTGTTTTGCTACCAGGTGTATTTACGTTACCACCATCTTGTGGCTTTGTAGATGGATTTAATAATCCGCCTTGTGTGCCACCTTTCTCTGTTGAGAAACTCTTAGCGATATTAGCAGATGTTCCGCCCATATCGTTTTTGCCGGCTACGATTGACTTGGTGTTTTGACCGTCGTCGCCCATTTTGCCGAATGTATTGTATGTGTTACCGCTACCGACTTTTTCTACGTATTCACGCATTAGGCCTTCTTCAAATTCCTCAGATTCCATATCTTCGAAACTGTAGCTTTCTTCTTCTGGTTGCTCGTGACCTTCTTCGTCACCCATGCCCATATCCATGCCGCCCATGTCGTCATCGCCCATGTGCTCTTCGCCTTCTTCACCGGCCATCAACTGTTCAAATTCAGCTTTTAGCTCGTCAAGTGCGTCTTCTAGGTCTACTACACGGTCTTCTAAACCTTCTTCGCCGTGTTCTTCATCATGCTCTGCGCCGTCGTCTTCAACGTCGCTCATGAAATCATCACCAGCATCGCCACCCATTTCATCGTGGCCTTCTTCGTCGTCATGTGCTTCGCCCATGTCCATGTCATTTTCTTCCATGTCCATGTTTTCATCCATGTCTTCGTCATCATGTGCTTCCCCTAGCTCAGAATCCTCAAAATCCTCAGCTAGAAGATTTTCGTAGATTTCGCGTGATTTCTCAACTACGATATCATGGAAAAGTTCTTTTGCTTTATCTTGTTGTTCGTTGATTAGATACTCAAGCATCTGTTCGAACTTGGAACGATCAGTCATGTTAGTCTCCTATAAATTGTGCAAGGCTGTCAGTTATATTTACACTTAAATGTAATATTAGGCTTGAAATGGTGGAAAAACGACCATTTTTCCACCCAGTGGATTATTTATGCCGGAGGTGTTGCTGCCTCGGCTCCATACATGGTATGGATAAATTCTAGTTCGTCTTCTTGTTCTAGTATGTGTGCTTCACTAGATTTTCTTAATTCATTGATTTGTCCTAGAGTCAATCTAGTTTTACGTGTGTCAGATCTATGAAACATAGTTGAATCTCTACCTGGACTGTAACGTAAGTCGGTAGCTATATTTTTTGATTCAGGGTCAATGTAAAAGAGTTCTCTTAGGATCATGATATATTTATGCTGATGGCGGCGCTGCCGGAGGTACGCCTCCAACTGGTGGCGGTGGTGTGCCACCTTCTGCTCCAGGTTCTTGCGCAATATCTGTTGGAGCTTCTTCTGATTCACTTGACTGTGCATCTGATTGTATACCAGCACTGCTCAATCCTACACTACGCAATTCGCCTGCGCTGTCAGTAGATTCTGGTACGCTTTCGCCTTTTTCTTCTGCCCACATACGTTCGTTTTCTGCAATTTCTTCTTCTGTAAGACCTAGATAACGCTTTAATGCAAAACGTTTGCTGATATAAGGTACAGCTTGAATGGTGTTAAATGTGTTGATACGCTCAGTGTCCATGGCCGCTTGACGTGAACTAGCAAAGTTCATTGGCGGATTAAACTTAAGATCAAACAGAGCGGCATCTATATTAACACCGCGACCATACAAATACATCTTAAATTCTTGATCAAATATAGTTGATACTAGGCTTTGTAAGCGTTCACAATACTTGTTAAAACGTAATTCTTGAATGTAAGCAGTACCTACACGACCATCGTTATACTGCGCTTGACTGTCGTCTGCACCAGTTGGCAAGTAGCTACTAGGAATACGCAAACCACGGAATAACTTGTTTGTAAAGTATTTTAAGTCGTCAATTTCTCCGAGGTTGGTTCCACCTGGAAGTGTTTCAACCTTACTACCTCGACCTTCTGCGGTCTGCGGAAAGAAATAGTCTTCGTTGATTGAGAGCGGATTGTACGCACTGTCGATAACGTTTGTTCCGCCGCCATTTTGGCTAGGAATACGTCTTTGATGAATTTCATTCTTAACTCTTTCCACAAATCCCATAGCAAGGTGACTTGGCATGTTACCCACGTCGATGTAGAAAATACGGCGCTCTGGCGCTCTTTGAATACGGTATATAATAATGGCATCTTCTAATAACTCCTTTTGCTTGTAAACTTTAAACACGTTTTCAAGCAATGAATTACCGAAAGGATAGTTGTTATCTAAACCTTCACTTAGTGACAAGTGTACTACATGGTTAGCGTCAATAGCCATTTCATTTTGATTCTGACTAAATCTACTACCGCTTTCAGTAGGATATGCTCCGGTCATACCTCTGGCCATTCCGCCACCGGAAACATAGGCACTACCGTTACTGGTTGTGCCGGTAGTGTTTGGTGTAATCGCTGTTACTACCAAATTCATAAAATTAGGATTAATGTCGCGAACAATATATTGTTCAGGTTTCTTGCCGTCGCTTTCGTTGACAATAATTTTAACAATCTTACCTGGATCTATATAAAACCATTTTTGAGTTTCTGGATCTCTGATAAAAAATCCATCACCATATTTGAAAATGTTGCGAATGATTCTAAACATTCTAGTTTCAAATTGTTGAAGTTTAGTCCACTGCTGTAGATATTCTCCAAGGATTTTAATTTCGCTGTTGGTTGCTCGAGACTTCCATTTAACACTAAATGGAATTCCGTTTTCTTTGTTTAATTGTGTGCAAAACTCTGCTAAAATGTCTAACGCGGCATTAACTTCAGGATCACCGTCCATGGTGTCGTACTGCATATAACGTTCAACACGATTTGGGCTACCAGTGTAGATATCTGGTAGATAAGAACTGTAGTTCGTTCTTGCAGGTCCTGCTCTAGAGGCAGACGACAACGGACTTACATTAGAATTTTGAGTGCCAACTGGCACTGGTGTAAAATATTTTTTCCAGCTCATAAATTACCTAGCATAAACATTTCCGCTTGCGGCCACACTCTTTGTAGCTTTGACTTGCTTGTTGCCCAAGTCCTCCGATGTTGCCAGGAGACGGTTCATAGTCTTATTTAACGATTCTAAACTCTTTACAACGTCATCTAGGCTAGCTTGTTTAGTGCCGGCAGCGGCTGCTGGTTTAGCTTCTTCTTTTTTGGGCTCGGCTTTCTTTTCTTCTGCTTTCTTTGCGTCGGCTTTTTTCTTTTCTTCTGCTTGTTTTTCTGCAGGTATGCTTGCGGCTTTGGCCTTAATACTTCCTTGCAC